TCATATCGTCAGCTACTATTGCTGACATAAAAGAAAACATAGTTAAGAAAAAACCAAGTAAACTCAAAAAATACGCGTGAGTTATGGTTTCCTCATCGAGTGCAAAAAACAAACTGCTACAAATACAAAAGATCCCAGACAATGCCAAAACGCTAGCAATACTGGTTGTTACATAATAAGCGATGTTAGATCGTGTCATCGTTCTGCTCCTATTAATGTTATCGTTAGGTATAAGTATACTGCCAAAAGTTCCGTATTCAAGTAATAAAATTAATGTGCTATTTTAGATCCTAATTAACTGCCAATTCTGGCGCGAAAAAACGGAGTGCTGCTTCCATGCTGATCGAGCGTAAAAGATCCATAAGTGAACAACAGCAATCATTTATTGATTACTTGGTAAAAGATAATAAAAACCCTACCGAAAGCGCTAGATTAGCTGGATACAGGCATCCAAAACAGTCTGCTTATGTATTGACTCGGAACCCTAATATTATCCATGCTATTCGGCTATCAAGACAAACACTCTACCAGACCGATCTGGCGAATCTGGCAGTAGAAACGCTCAGATCTGTGATGCTCGATCCGGATTCCTCTGGATCTGCCAAAGTTTCTGCTTCTCGAACAGTATTGGAGCTATCTGGGGATCTGGCGAAGGATCGATCTGGAGATCTGGAGGGCAAAAGCTTGGGAGAAATGACAACAGAAGAGCTGGCAAGAGTTATTGGCAAGCTCGAAGAAGAGAAGAGCAGTTTAGCCAGGGACATAACACCAGATAAATAATAGGCGCATAATGTAGATTATGTTATTTTCTGCACAGTATTATTATTTATTGTTGCGATGATGGTCGTGATGGCGCGAAAATTACAACCACCCCCTCGGCCACACCCACAACGCTTGACTTGTACATCAACCCTAGCCATACAAATTTTTCGCAAAATTGAACTTTTGGGTCTTGGTTAGTTGATAGATGCAGTAAAGAGGTATATAATACCAGCAAATAACAAATCGAGGGTGGTATGGCACAACCGAGAACGTATACTAGGCAGTTTAATTTTAATGACTTCCAAACCACAAGCCCAGCAAATCCTTTGCCTGGAGTTCAAGTAGACACAGAGCTTAATACAGTAAAGCTTACGTTAGATGATCTGAACACAAATATTGCAAAGATTCAGCAAGACGATGGCAAGATAAAAAATCAATCAGTACACAAAGACAGTTTTGACGCTGGTGCGTTAGCACTAATGAAAACTGGCTCATATTCTATACAAGGAGATTGGACGGCAAGTAGAGCGTATGCAGTTGGTGATTTAGTAGACAACAATGGTGCTACATACGTTGCAACTGTTGCCCATACATCATCATCAGCTTTTGAAACAGACCTTACAGCAAACAACTGGATATTGATAGCAAACGCTGGGATAGCTAATACAGCATCGACAGTTGATAAGTTTGAGGGTACTGGATCGCAAACGGCATTTACGTTGAGTTCATCGTATACATCGAACACGGATGTTATGGTTTTTGTAAACGGAGCGTTAAAAAATCCAGGCGATGATTTTTCTATATCAACAAATACACTAACTTTTGTTACTGCTCCAAGTACGCCAGCCGTATCTGGAAACGAAAATGTTATAGTTTTTGGTACATCTGTTGTTGCCCAGGCAGCAAAAGAAGCAGCACAACTTGCTCAAACAAATGCTTCTGGTTTTGCAAACGAAGCAGATAATTGGGCAAGATTGACTACTGGACTTGTAGAGTCTACCGATTATTCGTCAAAAGCATATGCGATTGGGGGTACTGGGGTCGATAATGGATCTGGATCGGCAAAGGATTGGGCAACAAAAACTTCTGGAACTGTGGGGAATACTGGCGAATATTCGGCAAAATATTATGCAACTAACGCAAATGTCGGCACTGTGGCAACAAATATTGCTAGTGTAAACTCTTTAGCTGCCGTTGCGACAGAGATAGGTTTATTAGGTAATTCATCTAATATTACAGCTATGGGTCATTTAGGAACGTCAGCAAACGTAACGGCTATGGGTGTTCTGGGTACATCTACTAATGTTACAAATATGGCAAACCTTAATGCGACTGGCGTGATAACCAACATTGCAAATCTTAACGCAAGTGGTGTTATTGCAAATATTGGTACAACGGCTGGCATTAGCACAGATGTAACGACAGTAGCAAATATCTCTTCAGACGTTACAAGCCTGGCAAACTCTTTACAAAAAAGCTATGCAGTTACAGTTGCAAACCCTGGGTCTGGCAATGTTTTTGTATTAGGTGCTGAAGGTAATGCGCCAGCAATAGAAGTGTTTAGAGGTAATAGTTATATATTTGACCAGAGTGACTCTACAAACGATGGTCATCCTCTTGTATTTAAGAATGGCAGTTCTGCGTATGAAACTGGTGTGAAGTATTTTCTAAACGGATCAGAAACTACGCAAGCAAACTATGTCAATGTTACAACATTTAATGCTGGTCGATCTTCTGGAGTTCGTAAGGTCGAGATAGAAGTTGACGCAACTGCGCCTAGTTCTGGTTTGCGATATTACTGTTATGTTCATGGAAATGGTATGGGCAATACAATTACAGTAAAAGACAGCAATATTTCTTTAGTTGCTGGGTCTATTGCCAATGTAAACAATACTGGAAATGATATAGCAAATGTAAATTTAGTTGGTGGATCTATAGCAAATGTAAATCTTGTTGGAACAAACATAACTGGAGTAAACAGTTTTGCCGACAGATACAGGGTTGGAGCAACAAATCCTACAAGTAACAATGACGCTGGAGATTTATTTTTTAATACGACTTCAAATGAACTTTTGGCGCATAATGGGTCTACGTTCCAGCCAACTGCTCCTTCTGCTGCAAATCAGACAAATATTAACATTGTTGCTGGAGAGATTACAGCGCAAGAGGATTTAGGATCTATAACAAGTGCTATTAACACGAGTTCTGGTAACAATATTAATACAGTGGCAAACGCAATAACTAACGTGACTACCCTGGGAACAACGGCAAATGTTGCGAATATGGCAACATTAAGTGCAAGTGGCGTTGTTGCAAACATTGCAAGCGTAGCTGGAGCAGTAAGTAACGTGAATACAGTAGCAACAAACCTTACTGGTATAAATAGCTTTGCTGAACGATATCGTGTGGCAAGTTCTGCACCAACTAGCTCTCTTGACGCTGGTGATTTATACTTCAATACAACAACTAATTCATTAAATTATTACAACGGATCTGCTTTTGTCGCTGTGGTCGCTGGAGCGATGACATCTTTGCTTGTTGATAGCACACCACAATTAGGTGGCAACTTAGATGTAAATGGTAACTCGATTGTATCTGCATCTAATGGAGATATTACAATCGCACCGAATGGATCTGGTGAGATTAACTTAAATGGTACTGTCAATACTGACAACTTAACAATAGACTTTGGGAGCATAGCATAATGGCAAAACTTTTAAAATTAAGGGGTGGCACAACTTCCCAACATAGTTCTTTTACTGGTGCTGAACGAGAAGTGACAGTGGACACAGATAAAGACACATTAGTTGTGCATGATGGGAGTACGGCTGGAGGTTTCCCATTGATAAGAAATGTTGTTGAAGATACAACACCGCAACTTGGTGGCGATATTGATGTCAACGGCAACTCAATAGTGTCAGCATCAAATGGAAACATAGCGATCACGCCTAATGGTTCTGGTAAAGTTATTCTTGATGGGTTATCACATCCAACTGCTGATGGCTCTGCTAATCAGTTTTTGCAAACAGATGGCAGTGGCAATCTATCGTTTGCAACAGTAAACACAGATTTATCAAATGATAGCTCTCCACAATTAGGTGGTGATTTAGACGCAAACACAAATGATATATTGATGGGGGATCAATCTGTAAAATTTGGCACAAGCAAATGGGAAATTGTGCTAGATGGCACTGATTTGGATTTTAAGTATAACGGCACCACAGTATTTAAACTTGCATCGAATGGTGCAGTAACGTCAGCAAATAACATAACAGCTTTTGGATCACCATAATGGCAATACAATCAAGTGGAGCAATAAGTTTAGATGATATGCACGTTGAGCTTGGTGAAACCTCTGGCACAACAGTTTCTATTAATGATAGTGACGTAAGAGGTCTTATTGATAAAGCAGACGGAGCTAGTATGTCATTTAACGAGTGGTATGGTGCATCTAATATTGGATATGTTGCAGCATCTGGTGGAACGGAAACGACTTCTGGAAACTACAAATTTCATACTTTTAACACCTCTGGTACATTAACTTTCAATTCATCAGCCTTTAATGGGCCATCTAATGTAGTTGATTACCTGGTAGTTGCTGGTGGTGGATCTGGGGGAACTTCTAGCAGTCAATGTACTTTACAATCATCTAATAGTGCTGGTGGAGGAGGGGGTGGCTATCTTTCTGGCACGTTCAACGCTTCTGCTGGATCTAAATCAGTTACAGTGGGTGCTGGAGGTGCTGGCTATAATAGCTATAACGGCACAGGCACAACATCAAGTGGTGGGAACTCTTCTTTAGCTGGTGTCGCAACTGCTACTGGTGGTGGTGGTGGAGCTTACACATTCCGTGGTAGTGGATATCAGCATGAAACAAAAGGTCTCGATGGTGGCTCTGGTGGTGGTTGTTCTAAAACTAACCAATATTTTATAAATGGAGTTGGACACTTATCACCTTCTTATGGAAATGGTATATCTGGGCAAGGGCATCGTGGATCTACTGTTATAAGTAATTCTAATCATTCTTATTTTAACAGTTTTAATACTGGAGGAGGAGGAGGAGGTGCTGGAGAAGTTGGGCCAGACAGCTCTTTTTATGCTGGTTTATATGATTACTACAACGGCCAATCGCTACAATTTTCTGTTATTAACGCTGGTGCAGAAGGATCGACAGCCGGAAATGCGTCTGGTGGCGTAAAACGCGCTGGTGGTGGTGGAGGTGGATCACGCACGAGCAGTTCATCTAGTTATCATAATAATTACAAGCCATACGGAGGGTGTGGTCAATATGGAACAGCAAATGATAGTGGTGCTGGTCAAGGCTCTATAAGATTCACTGATAATAGTAGTGGACTGACAAGATCATCTGGAGATGCAAACAAAGGTGGTGGAGGTGGTGGAACAAACAACTCCAGTGGCCATATTGGTGGTGGTTCTGGTGGTTCTGGTGTTGTGATTGTGAGATATCAATATCAAGGATAATGCTATGGGACATTATGCAAAAATAGATAAAGATAATATAGTTACTGATGTTATTGTAGCAAAAGCTGATTATATCAATTCTTTACCAGATAAAGATAGTTGGATCAAAACAAGTTATAATACCGCAGATGGTATTCATTATACCCCTAAAAAAAATCAAGATTTTTTAGACAAAGATCCAGATCAAAGCAAAGCATTAAGATACAGATTTGCTGGTATAGGAATGAAGTATGATAAAGATAATGATGTTTTTTATTTACAACAACCTTATCCAAGTTGGGTTTTAGATAAAACTGATTGGGCGTGGAAAGCACCTGTAACTTCTCCAACATTGACCGATGAAGATGAAAGATATGGTCGTTTTTATGTTTGGGATGAAGATAAATATCAAGCTGATAATACTAAAGGATGGGTTTTAAACGAAATAGGATATCAAATGACCCTGGAAGAAGAAGAAAAGCTAACAAAGCTTTTTGAGGGTTGGGACGAAAGCAAACCTATACCAGAAAAACCAGATTGGCTTGATGAAAAGTTTAATTACAAAGAAGAGTAATAAATGAAAGAATTAGATTTACCCTTTCACAGTTTTATGGGTGGTTATTATATGCCAGAAGATGTTTGTGATTTTGTAGTTAATTACTTCAAAAAAAATAAAGATAAACATATTAAGGGAAAAATTGGTCAAGATAATATTAACGAAGATGTTAAGAAAAGCACTGAAATAGAAATTGCTACTGAGGAAGAATATAAGGACTTTGATAGATATTTATTTTATTTACAAGAGTGTTTAGATAGATATAAAGAAAAATATGTGTTTGCTGATAAGTCAGTTGTACGATATGGGATTATTACTCCCACAAAAATACAGCATTATAAACCAGGTGAAGGGTTTTATCAGTATCACATAGAAAATCCTGGGTTTTATGTAAAAGGGTCTGATCCACTTATATTAAGCAGACATTTAACCTTTATGACCTATTTAAACACTGTTGATAATGCTGGAACAGAGTTTTTGTATCAAGAAATAACTACACCATGCCAGAAAGGGCTTACAGTGATTTGGCCTGCTGGTTGGACACATCCACATAGAGGAGTGGTGAATAACGAATTAGAGAAATATATAATAACTGGTTGGTATAACTTTTTACCAGATGCACAAAATGGAGTAATAGATAGTCCGTCTTTTGTTCCAAATGAAGAAAATATTTATCAGAGTGATCGCGTATGACAAAACAAGATATAAATGCAATATTAATGGAATTAAGTGTGTTGAAGAATGATATGTATCATTTTCGTCAAGATATGGAGCGTAGAGTGTCTAGGCTTGAGAGAATAGTAATATCTATTACTGCTTTTTATGTAATTAGTTCGTTTGGTGTAATTTTTAATACGATTGTTTTATGAGGAAAAGTGAATGTTCGATCCTGGATCTGTGACAGTGGCGTTGGGGGTGGCTTCCTCGGCAATGTCGCAAATCAAGAAATTTTACGATCATGGCAAGGATCTATCGAGCATGAGTGCCGAGATCGGAAAGTGGATGTCAGCATCGTCTGAGATTGACGAAATAGAGAAGGGAGCAAAAAACCCTACTCTATTTCGCAAACTCGTTAGTGGTAAAGGCGTTGAGGGTCTTGCATTTGAAGCGTTCCAGGCAAAAAAGAAGCTTTCTGAGGACAGATATTCGTTAGAGCAAATGATAAAACTGCGATATGGGAGTCATGCCTGGGCAGAGTTGATTGAGATGGAGGGCAAAATTAGACGCAGAATGAGGGATGAAAAGTATGCGCGTCTACAATTTAGGGAAAAGGTTATCCAGTATGTCGTTTTATTTATCACACTTGCTATTGGTATTTGTATTCTGCTTTGGGTTGTTTATGGTCTTGTTTTGCTTGACAGAGGTGAGATCGGATGAACGGACACATTGGAGCAAAAATACAGAACGTATGGACAATGGCAAACTTACAACGTGTCGATTGGCAAAAAGAGTGCGAAAGAAAGCATTTTCTGGAGGTAAATGGTTGACTGAATATTTTTGCATATATGAGGGAGCAAATAAGACAATGGAAACAATGTCTATTGGCGTTTATGAAGGACAATGCCCTCCAACTTATGTTTGTAAGTATGATCCGAACCCTAAAATCACAATAGATAGTATAATGAAATCAATAAAAAAGGCATTGGAATGACCCCAGAAACTCTTAATAGATGGCAAATAGTTCCTAGATTTATGATGATTGTTATGACTCTTGTCTACATTAGATGTATCGAGTTTGCTCTCTCTCAACCAGAGTTAAGCACACAAATGGCATCACTAATTTCTGTTGTGACAGGAGCAATGACAGGATCTTTTGCCGTTTTCATTAACAAGGAATCCAAAGGAGGTGGCAATGATAAGTCAAATTCTTAGTTCAGTAGTTGGTTTAGGCACAAGTTTTCTGGACTCCAAAGCGCAGATCCAGAAAGCAAAAGCTGTAAAAGAGCAAAAAATAGCCGAGGGTACAGCTAACTGGGAAACGATGGCAATGGACGCATCGAAAGGCAGTTTTAAAGATGAACTTTGGACAATAGTTTTTGTTCTAATTCTTGTAGCAAATTTTATTCCCTGGGGAGGTATGCAAGATATTATGCAGAGAGGGTTTGAGAACCTAGAAAAATGCCCAGAATGGATAACATACGGAATGTATGCAAGCATTGCAGCAAGTTTTGGGTTAAGATCGTTTAGCAAACTAAGGAGAAAATAAGTGGCTAGAGTCGATAAAAGTAAAATGCCATGCAACAAACCACGCAGATCCATATCTGGTGGCAAGAAATCGGTTGTTAAGGCGTGTAAAAACGGCAAAGAGAAGATTATTCGTTTTGGTGATGCAAATATGAAGATTAAGAAAAGCAACCCAGCAAGACGTAAGAGTTTTAGAGCAAGACATAGGTGTGATACGGCAACTGATAAGTTTTCGGCACGTTATTGGTCTTGCAGAGCTTGGTGAAAGGAGCAAAATATGACTAAACGTGGACTATATGCAAACATAAATGCGCGAAAGAAAAAGGGTATTAGTAGATCTAAGAAAAACTCTACTATCACTCCAAAAGCATATGCAAATATGCAAGCTGGTTTTCCAAACAGCAAAAAGAATAAAAATAAAAAGAAAAGAGGTTAATATGTACGGCAAGAAAAAAACTATGGCTGGTAAATCTAAAAAAACAAAAACACTTACAACTGCACAAAAAACATTGCCTAAATTTTTACAAAAGAAAATCATTAAATCCAAAAAGAAAAAAGCATGACCTTTAAATTATCAAATCGATCACTCGGAAAACTTGAAGGTGTTTATCCAGATCTTGTAGCGACAGTAAAACGTGCCATCGAAATCACGGAAGTTGATTTTGGTGTCACGGCTGGCGTAAGAGATATAGAAACTCAGCGTAAGCTTTTGGCGCAAGGGCGTAGCCAGACTATGAAGTCGCGTCACTTGATCCAGGATGATGGCTATAGCTGGGCAGTTGATTTACTGGCATACGATGTAGACGGAAATGTTTGCTGGGAACACAATATGTATTGGAAAATTGGTGACGCAATGATTAAGGCAGCCAAAGAAGTTGGCATGAAAAACCTACGTTGGGGAAGTTCCTGGCATATAAAAGACGTTTGCAAACCAAACATGACTTGCGAACAAATGATGGATGAATACATCGACATAAGAAAAGCTGAAGGGCGTAAATATTTTTTAGATAGTCCACATTGGGAAAAGTATGAATAAACAAGTAAAAATAAGCGAACTGGACAAGAAAATTGCAGCAGCAAAACGTCAGCAAAGAGCGTTAGAGTGCCGTGATGATCTATTAAAGTTTGTTAAATTTACTATGCCAGATCCAGATGACCCAGATAACTTAGAGTTATCGATGTTCAAAGACGCAAAACACCATAGAGCGTTAGCAAAGGTATTAGAAAAAGTTGAAAAAGGTCATATGCCTAGATTAATTGTATCCATGCCACCTCGACATGGTAAATCTGAGCTTGTTTCCAGGAGATTTGTTCCCTGGTTGCAAGGTAGAGATAGCTACAGGAACGTAATCTTCGCTACTTATAACGAGGATTTCGCCAAGGACTTTGGTGCTGATGTCCGAAACATAATGACAACACCTCAATTTTCACAAATATTTCCCAAGTTTACATTTAGAAAAGGTGGAGCATCAAAGTCCAGAATACAAACTGGATCTGGAGGTATGTCCGTTTTTGTGGGTAGAGGTGGGTCTATTACTGGTCGTGGAGGTGACTTTGTTATCCTAGATGACCCAATCAAAGATAGCTTAGAAGCAAATTCTCCAACACTTAGAGAACAGTTGTGGCAATGGTTTACCCAGGTTCTTATGACTCGTTTGATGACAGCAAGTGCATCGATAGTAATTGTTCAGACTCGCTGGCATGAAGATGATCTTATTGGTCGATTAACAGATCCAACAAATCCACACTATTCTGAGGAAGAAGCATCAAAATGGAACATAATTAATTTACCAGCACTTGCTGGTGAAGAAGATCCATTAGGTCGTAAACCTGGAGAGCTTTTGTGGAAAGAGCGTTTTGATATGGAGTTCATGGAAGCGCAAAGACGTTTAGATCCGAGAGGTTTTCATGCTTTATACCAGGGACAACCTACGCCAGAGGACGGAGATCTGTTTCAGAGAGCAGATCTGGTGTTTTATGATAAAAATGAGTTGCCAGATGACCTAAGAATATATGTTGCGTCTGACCATGCTGTAGGAACAGATAAAACACGCAATGATGCAACGTGTTTGTTAGTGGTTGGCGTAGACAGGTTCGATGATATATACTTACTTGATTGCTGGTGGGAAAAAAGATCGGTAGACAAAGTTGTAAATGCAATGTTAGACCTTATGAAACAATATAAACCACTTGTTTGGTGGGCAGAAAAAGGACACATAAGTAAATCAATAAGACCATTTTTACAAAAACGCATGGCAGAAGAAAAAGTATATTGCCGTATTGAGGAAGTAACCCCAGTACATAATAAAGTGCAAAGATCACAATCGATTATGGGTAGAGTAGCAATGAAAAAGGTAAAATTACCTAAATATTCAGCATGGACACAGAAAGCTGTTGATGAAATTCTTAAATTTCCTAATTCTAGGCATGATGATTTTGTTGACGCACTAGCTTGGATCGGTATGGGATTAGCAAGATTAACTGCTCCTGGAGGTGTAGCAGTAAAAGAAGATCCAACACCAAAAGTAGGAACTTTAGCCTGGGTAAAATGGGATTCAAGGCAACGAGAGCTAGCTGAAATGAGAGAAAACAACGCTGGAGGTTGGTAATGCCACATGAAGATGATAAAGAACTAGAAATAACAGTTGTAGAAGAAGAAAAAGCAGAGCCTACTGTAAGAAGAAAAGCTCTTGTTACGGATTGGCTAGCCAGAATAAAGTCTGCAAAAGGTCATTTCCAGGATGATTTTGATAAAATGCGTAGAGATATGGACGCAGCTCTCAATGGTTTTGATGACACACAATGGGATGATGACAACTATGTAGCAAACATATTACAACGTCACGTTCAGCAGAGAACAGCGTCTTTGTATGCAAAAAACCCTAAAGCCATAGCAAAAAGGCGTAATAGACTAGATTATGCAGTCTGGGATGGTGATGAAAAGACCTTAATGATGGCTTATCAAGCAAGAGATTTGGCAGCTCAACAAGGTTTACAGCCACCTATGGAAGCACTTGCAATAATCGAGGATTTCAAGCAAACGCAAAACCAAAGAAAAATGCTTGATAATGTTGCTAAAACATTAGAAGCATTATTCGATTATTTTATGAAAGAGCAACAACCTACATTTAAATCACAAATGAAAGGTCTTGTAAGAAGAGTTATCACAACTGGTGTAGGCTTTGTAAAAGTAGGATTTCAGCGTGATATGGATCGCCAACCAGAGATATCACAGAAAATAGCAGACACTCAAGCAAGGCTAGATTACCTAAGACGGATCGCACAGCAAGCAGCCGATGGGGAGATAACTGAGGATGATGCAGAGATCGAAGCTCTAATGTTATCGATGGAGTCACTAATGCAAGAACCTATGATAACTATTCGTGAAGGTTTAGTTTTTGATTTTCCAGAATCAAATAGCATTATAGTTGATCCAATGTGCAGACAACTAAGAGGATTTGTTGGCGCAAGCTGGATCTGTCACGAAATGTATTTAACGCCAGACGAAGTTATGGAGATATACAACGTAGACGTTAGAGATAATTATCGAAGCTATGATATGAAGGGATTTTCACAGGCTGACAAGACTAACCCCTATTCTGGAGCAGATTCTGAAGAAGATACTGACGAGGGTTTGGTGCAAATATACGAAATATACGACAAAAAAGCTGGTTTGCAGTATTGCGTTGCTGATGGTTATGATGATTTTCTGCGCGAACCTATGTCACCAGATGTAAAAGTAGAAAGTTTTTTCCCAATATATGCCCTGGCTTTTAACGAAGTAGAGCATAAAGATATATTGTACCCACCATCTGATATCCATCTGTTGTTACCTATGCAACATGAATACAATCGAGCAAGACAAGGATTAAGAGAGCATAGACGAGCAAATAGACCAAAATATGCAGCTCCAGCCGGAGTTCTTGAGGGCGAAGATAAAGAGAAACTAGCTACGCACCCAGCAAATGCTGTTATCGAGCTACAGGCTTTGGCTGCTGGGCAACGAGTAAATGATGTTATACAGCCAGTAGGACAGATTGGTATTGATCCTAATCTTTACGAAGTTAGAACAATATTTGACGATATACAGCTAGTTGTGGGCGCGCAAGAAGCTCAATTTGGTGGCATTTCTAGGGCAACAGCAACAGAAACTAGCATTGCTGAGTCTGCAAGAATGTCTAGTTTAGGAGCAAATGTTGATGACCTAGATAGCTTTATGTCTGAGGTAGCAAGGGCATCTGGACAAGTTATGTTAGCTGAAATGTCAGTAGAGGAAGTAAAAAAGATAGCTGGTAAAGGTGCTGTTTGGGCAGATCTTGTTCGACAAGATATGATGGAAGAGGTTTATTTGGAGATCGAAGCTGGATCAACTGGCAAACCTAACAGAGCAGCAGAACTAGCAAATATAGAAAGAATAATGCCGTTTCTATTGCAGATCCCTGGCATTGATCCAAAATGGTTAGCAAAAGAGTTGTTAAAACGATTAGATGATAATCTCGATTTAACAACTGCTTTTGCCGAAGGAATACCCTCGATGGTAGCTATGAATATGTTACGAGGAGAGGGTACTGGTGATCCAGCAATACCAGGATCGCCACAAGGGGGAGCAGATAATGCTCCTCGTACACTTCCTAGTGGTGGTGGGTTGCCACCTATAGGGAATTAGTTTATAATGACCAACAAGTTATTGAGAAAGGACGCATAATATGGCAGAAGAAGCCAAAATAGAAGTAGATCCGTCCACTACTTCTGACAACCAGGACGAGAAAAAAACGGAATCGTCATCCGTTGAGCGAGAAACAGAAGAGGATTTATTAGCTGTTGTCGAAAAAGCTATGAATCCTCCAAAGGAAGCAGAGTCGCACTCTGAAGATGAGGTGAAAGATGGTGAACAAGAAGAGCAACAAGCCGAAACCCAAGCAGAAACCCTCTCCGAAGCAACTGAAAAAGACGAAAGTTCAGACAAAGCCGAAGAAGAGGAAAACGCAAAACTCCCTTTCCACAATCACCCACGTTTCAAAAAAGTCATCAAAGAACGGAAAGAAGCTAAAGAGCAACTTGAACTGGCTAGAAAAGATCAAGAAGAGTACAGGAAAATTACTACTTTTCTTGAAGCAAATAATCTTACTGCCGATGAAGCTGCTCAAGGTTTTCAAATAATGGCAATGATGAAGTCCAGTCCAATGGATGCTATTAAGGCCTTAGAGCCTTACATGAGTTCTCTAAAGGAAGCTACTGGGCAAACATTGTCTGAAGAGATCCGTGAAAAGGTTGACCAGGGATACATGGATGAAGATGTTGGCAAAGAGCTGTCTATGGCAAGAGCTGAGAATGAAAGATTGAAAAAACTTAGTGAATCTCAATCCCAGCAAAAAGACTTAGAACAGCAAAGGCAAAACATCAATCAGTTGGCAACGGCAGTTACTGATTGGGAAAACAAAATTGCTCAGACAGATCCAGATTACTCACGCATCGAAAAAGAAGTCAATGATCGCGTTAGGGTAAAAGTAATGGAAGCTGGCAGACCACAAACCCAGGAACAAGCTTTGAAGATAGCACAAGAAGCTTATGACGAGGTAAAGGGTAGGCACGTTTCAACTAAAACCCCAATAAAAGCGACTCAAGGTGGAAAACTTGGTGGGACTCCAATGCCAGAGCCAAAAAGTCTAATGGATGTAGTCGAGATGGCTTTGAATAGTAGTTCCTCCTAATTTATGGAGTAAAAGATGGCATTTTCATCAGCCGAATTAGCGAACATCGCTAACGCTGCTCTTGATTATTACATAGATCAAGGCAACGTATATGCTAATACTCTAGCCGATAAGCCTTTGCTTAACCTTATGGATGGTAAAGCTAAAACTTTTCCTGGTGGAAAATCTGACTTATCTGTTGCAGTAAAAGGTGTATACACAACACAAGTCGCTGGTTATACGCATAACGATACAGTTGCTTATGCAAACCCAGCAAATATCCAAAGGGCAAACTATGCCTGGAAGGAACATCACTCTGGTATATCAGTTACACTAACCGAACTTAAAAAGGATGGTATAAGTGTTACTGACTCTACTACATCAAACAGCGTCACAAATCATAGTGGTCGTGACAAAACTGTTTTGGTAAATCTTTTCCAAGACAAGCTGGATGATATGCTAGAGGGCTACAGCAGAGGTATGAACGATCTTCTATATGGAGATGGTACTGCTGATGCTAACGCACTTGCTGGAATACGATCTATTATCGTTGATGATCCATCTGCAACTGGTACAACTGTTGGTGGTCTATCTACAGTTACAAATACCTGGTGGAGAAACAGAGCAAATGTTGCAATATCCACAACTGCAACTGGGCAAGAGCTTATCGAAACTCTGCACTCAGAAATGCGTCAGTTAAAGCGATTTGGTGGTAAGCCAGATATTGCTGTTTGTGGATCTTTGTTCCTGGACAGATTAGCAGACGAGCTAAGAAGAAACGGAAACTACAGCAACACAGGTTTCTCTGGAAATCAGAACATTGCTGTGGGTGAGATAAACTACAATGGATTGAAGTTTGTCTATGATCCAGCTCTTGATGATCTAACAATATCTGGTCAAAACCCAGATAAGCGTTGTTACATCATTGATTCATCAAAATTGTGTATGTATTACATGGACGGAGAGAAGATGAAAAGACACTCTCCAGCCAGACCAGCTACACAGTATGTGATGTTCCGAGCGATCACAACAACTGCGTCTTTGGCTGCGTTTCAGCTAAATTGTCATGGTGTATATGAGATTTCATAACATCATAACCCTTAACGGAGGGAAGGCTTTTTTCATATTTCTTCGGTCTTTCCTCCCTAACTATGGGGGTTTTCTCGGCTAGTTAGGCATTAGATGTATTAATTTCGCTTTTGCAGACCTAGAGAAGATAAATCCCCACCATTTTTAAAGGAGAAGTCAATGCCAGGTAAAAAGAAAAAAAAGAACAGAGGGGGATATTAATCTCTTTCTATTTCCAAGGAGGTAAAAATGGAAATATGTAACTGTTTAGTAGCTATCGCTGGAGATCCGAGAGCTACTGTTGTAAAGAATGGCGTTACTGTTGCTGAAATTGTTGTTTTACAGCATATACATGGCGATAGTGCCGTTACCAATATAAAGGTCTTAGATACAATCGAGAAGTCAAACGATGAAGAGCGATACCATCTAGGAAAACTTTATAAAGATGAAAAAATTGTAGAAATATTTGGTCAGTATGGAGAACTACCCAAAACATTACAAGACGCAAGGATTGCTGATACCTTACTTGATGCTGTATGGGTTAATGATTCTAAAAAACCAGCACCTAAAAAAACTGCAAAAAAAACAAAAACCAGGGCTAGAAATTCAAAAGGACACTACGTTCCAGATGATCCTTCTACGCCAGAAAATGAAGCATTTGTAGAGGGTTAATATGGCTAGAGGAACTTCACTCGCAATCTTAATTAATGACTTACGAGCTGAAGTTGGTCATTCATTGTTGCCAAATTTAGGAAAGGCAACAAGAGATGTTTTGATTAACCAGATACAGAGAGTGCAAAGAAGATTATGGGATGACTATAATTGGAACTTTCTAAAGGTTAGGAGAGATATAGCTATAAATGCTGGTCAGCGTTACTATGATTTACCTAGCGATATAGTGTTTGAAAGAATTACTAGAGTTGAAACAAAACATGGTGATGCCTGGACAAAGTTACATTACGGAATAGGAGCTGATGAATACAATCAGCATGATAGCGATGCCGATGAGAGATCTACTCCTATCCGTAGGTACGACAATTTTGAAAATAATCAGATAGAAGTTTTCCCAGTTCCAGCAAACAATAGTCAAGCAGATGGCACAGATAGTGTAAGAATACATGGTATTCGTAACCTATCCCCACTTGTTGCTGAGTCTGATTTAGCAGATTTAGACGATCAACTTATAGTTTTGTTTGCAGCGTCAGAAATATTGGCAAGGCAGAAACAAGCTGATGCTCAACAAAAATTTGCACAAGCCACGGCACATTACGCAAGACTTAAAGCCAGGAACGCAAAAACAGAAACTTTTGTAATAGGTGGTGGAGAACCAGACAATGTACGCAGACCACGGCATCCAATTTATTTAGCACCAACAAGTTAGAGGTGGTAAATGCCTTATATTTTAGTAGAGGACTTTAGGAACGGATTAGACTCCAGAAGGATGAATGTTACTTCTACCCCTGGATCTTTGGTCACTCTTACAAATGCCCATATTACAAGAGGAGGAGAGATTGAGAAGCGTAATGCGTTTGTTGAGCTGGCTAATCTTCCATCGAATACAACTGGTTTGGCTGCGTCTGGAGGTCAGATATACGTTTTTGGTAGCGTTGCTTCTTCTTCTGTATCTTTCGCTAGTGGTACGCCATCTAATATCAATTATGTAAGATTACAGCATCCATCTGGCGAAGCTCTAACACAAGTTTTGTCAGTTGATTTTTTTAACGGAAGAGTTTATGCGTCTGCACGTTTTGCTGATGGTAGAATATTTCATTATTACGATGGCACTAGAATAACTGATTGGTTCGATGGTCGAGCAAGAAATCAATTTCAGATTACTGGTGGATCTTTAGGAGGAACAAGCGCAACAGGATCATTTAAAGTAACTGGAGGAACAAGTGTAAGTGGTAACATACTAAGGACTCTAACAGTAAATAATGTTGCTATAATTAATACAACGATCCAGCATACTGGCAGTAACAATACAACGGCTACGGCTGTTGCAAATGCTATAAACTCTTATACATCAACAAGTGGCTTTACTGCTGTTGCGTCTACAAACACAATAACAATAACTGCTCCTAGTCATGGTGTTTCATTTAATGGGCAACAGATTGTTGCTAATGTTGAAAGTCAATTTACTGTGGGTAGTATCAATCATTTTTCTGGTGGCATTGACAATGCTATTACCGATATAACTGTTGATGGCGTGTCTATAATAGGATCACAAGTTGCCTGGCAAACATCAAACAGCAATACAGCAAACGCAGTAGCACTTGCTATAAACGATTTTGCAAGCTCTCCAGAGTATGAAGCTACAGCAGTAAATCAATTTGTAAATATAATATCGAAAGCTGAAGGAACGTCTTTTAACAACAAAGTGGTTGTAGTAACTGTTGCTGGTAACGTGACAACGGCATTTCAGCCAACAACTCAAAACTTTTTAGATGGTGGTGCTAACTCAAGTGCGTCTGGTACATACACTCCAGGATCGTTTGTTCGTCCAGTAAAAACAAAAATGTATTCCTTGTCGGACTCATTGTTACACTTTTCTAGCGTAAATGATCCGACAGATTGGAATACTGGATCAACTGGTGCTGGGTTTATAAACTTACAAAACAATGCAAGAGGATCAGAAGATCTAAAAGCTATTGCCAATTATTTTTCTAATGTTGCTGTTTTAGCTGAACAAGCAATACAGATCTGGTTTGTTGACGCTGACGAAACAAGAAATCAACAGATACAAGTACTTAATAATACTGGAACTATTGCGCCAGATAGCGTGATAGAGTTTGGTGATAACGATGTTTTTTATTTATCGAAGTCCGGCATAAGAAGTTTACGAGCAAGAGATTCATCAAACGCTGCCTTTGTTGGTGATATCGGTAATCCAATAGATGACTTAGTAGTTGCTGAAATTACTGCAAATATTATAAGTGCAAGAAATAGTACAGCAATACATGAGCCTAAAGATGGCCGATACTTGTTAGCTATAGGCAGTAAGGTTTATGTTTTTAGTTATTTTCCTAGCTCAAAAGTGAGTGCTTGGTCGATCTATGAACCTGGTTTTAGCATTGATAAGTGGGCATTTGACGGAACACAAATATTATGTAGAAGTGGCAATCAGTTGTTTTCCCTGGGAGGATCGAATGGAACAACATACGATAATTCTACAGTTACAGTACAAATGCCGTTCTTAGACGCTGGTAGACCAGCATCATTCAAGGATTTTACATCACTGGA